CAGGAACGCCGGGAGGTTGATGGCCGAGTCGTCCAGGAGTTCCCTGGAGACCTTGACCAGCCCTCCGGACTTCTCGATGGAGAAGTTGACTTGGCCCACGACTGGCGTGGACTCGGTCGGCGCGGCTTCCTCCGCTATCGCCGCCCATGTCGCGGATGCCAGGGTTGGGATGTACCCATCCTTGGATGCGACCCGGATGACGGTGCAAAGGGGCCGAAGCTGGGAGCCTGGGACTCCCGTGTCATGGATGACCTGTGCAAGGAACTGTTCCGGGACGAAGAAACCGCCCTCGGCATCCGTATCTTCTTGCATGGCCTTGATCTCGTCCGGGCTGGCGGTCTTCCAGAACATATCCTCAGACGGTGACCGGAACCACTTGATAAAGGCGTCGGTCATGAACCGGGCCTCGTCCTTGACGTTGTCGCCCATCTGCTCCTGGACCCACAATGGCTGGGCCATCGCCGGGAGTCCTTTCACCCAGGAGGCCGGTTTGTAATCGCCCTTGGTCCTGGCGGTGGTGTCCATCGCGTTGTGGATCGCCACATCGCTGGATGTCACCGGGATGGCGTTCAGCGGCTGATTAAATTCCCCGCGGAGCTTCCGCACCTGGGAGGCGGCGGCGTCGATCTCGTCGGCTTTGGTCATGGTGACCTGGGCCTCGTCAACCAATCGCCGGAAGGTGTCCATCTCGCCCTGATCCATAGCCGTCTGGGCCTGGTCAAGCAGAGCGCCGGCTTGGCTTCTCAGTTCTTTCGTATCCAATTGAGTGTCTCCTTATCGATTTGCTTTCAATTCAAGGCGCATCCTGGCAAGGCGTAACCGATGGCTGGCCGTGTCCGAGGCGGTCATGGTGACCGTGTCAGAGGCGGCGCCAACTGGATCGTCCGACATGGACTCGCCGGTGGCTGGTTCAAACAAGATGCCGTCGTGGGCGCGGCAGAATGAGCGGGCCTCGCTCTCTGTCCACCCATCGACAGGCATCCGGTAAGACGTTAGGGACCAATCTCCGGACTCCGCGTGGCGTCCGAATAATATCTCCACCGACTTGCCGTCAAAGTCCCCGTCCTCGATGGTCTCGGAGGATGTCCGGAACCGATCGAATGCGTCCGGCTCCAGGATGCGGCAAGCGTGATAATTGGGATAAGGCTTGACCTCCGGGTCCGGGGCCGCGTAACGGCTCCCCTCCGCGGCGGTCTCATATGCCGAATGGGTCGAGCAAGGCATCCAGACGGACTCCCCGTCCACCTCCATCCGGTGGGCGCCGGAGCATCCCAACTCGTCAGCCCTGGACTCGGCCTCCTCCATCGTGGAGTAGGTGTCCGGGGCTTTGACGGTCGCGGACTTGGCCGCGATGGTTGACGTTGACGGCGAGGCGCCGCGGATGACCGCTGAGACCTCGACCCAGTCCAGGTCGAGAATGCGCCGGGTTGTCTCTTTTCCGGCCCGGTCATAGACGACCGCGTCACCGGCAGGGAGATTGAAGCCCACCGACCATTCCCGGATGTATTCGCCGGCGATGTTGGAGTAGGCTTCCTGACCGGCCTGGGTCTCCATGTTCAACTGCATCCGGGTATATAGGCGATGCTCGTCCGCGGAGCCGGTCGGCTCGGACTGGGCGAATAAGACCTTGCCCACCAGCTTGCTCTGGTCGTGTCCGGCCAGGACCGGGATGGGGAGGTTGGACTTGATGGAGGCGTTGAAGGCGGCGGGATCGATGATGTCCCCGTCCGCGTCCCGGATACCCATCGTGTTGACGTATGCCTCGACAATACCTTGCCGGTCATCCAAAACTTTCGCGTCCGAGATGTAAAATTTATTGATCATGCGGTCTCCTCCGGCTTGTAATTCCGGGGCATCGGTTGCCAGTTCAAAGTCCCGTTGGGATGGTCGTCGATGTTCGCGGCGTCCTCCACGGTGTATATCTGGTTGTGACGCTCGGCACACGTGCGCCCATACGGGTCGCCAGGGTCGATGTAGTTGTCGTCCGGGTCGCCGTCTATGTCGTCGGCGCGGACGTAGTTAAAGCCCTGTTCTTTGAAGAAGCCAACCGAGGTCAGATTCTGGGTCCGCATAACCTCCGTTCTGGCAATCGTGCGGGCGCGGTTCTCGGTCTCGGTCAGGATGGACCGCAAGCCTGGGAATGGAGGGTCGGCGGTCGGGACGCCCCGCGCCAGTTGCGCGATGGAGTAGCCATTCTCCAGGGCTATCGTCACTCCCCGCTGGATGGCCCGGTTGGTCGTGCTGTGAATCATCGCCGCCCTGGCCGGCGCCTGGACCAAGACCGACTGCACGAAGGGCAGTTGTTCCGACCACTCAAGAGTTCCGGCGAGGCCGGTCGCGTTGATTTGGGCGACCGTTTTCTCGCTCATCCGGAGCATGGCTTGCTCGATGATGGCCTGGAGGTCGGGTATCCCGTCCGGCAAGTCCAGCATGGATGGATCAAAGCCCGGTGGGAAGTCCTTGGAGTCGGAGCTGGTCCGCTCCATCCACCGTCCCAGGATGCCGTCCACCCGGTTGCGTAGTCCGCGGAAATGCCGCTGGACCCGCTTCGCCATCTGGTCGGTCTCCTCCTCCCGGTCCTCCAGGAGTTGGCGGCGTAGTATCCCGGCCCGTCTTGCTACTCTCGGCGCCTTCAAGGCCGGGAGGTCGTCCCATTCCTTGAGCGTCCCGACCGGCAAAGACTCCTCCACCGGAGCGGCGCCAACGGCCACCGGGGCCGGTGTACCCTCGGCCACCTCAAAAATGGCCGATGGGATACGCCGGATCGCTCCGCCCAAGATAGCTGCCAAGCCGAGTTGTTCCCTGGCCTCGTTCAAGGTCAGGATGCCGCCGGCGAATAAGCCGGTCACTCTGGAGGTCATCGCCTCGCGGTCGTCAAGTCCGGAGCGCATCTCGGCCCAATCCACCGTCAAGGTCTCGTTGCCGGGATAATCGTCAAACAGGTTGCGGTTCAAATGCCGGAGGATTCTGCTGACCATCGGCTCCAATGTCTCGGAGTGGAAGGCCATCCGGGCCTCGCGGTAATTGCTATATGTCGAGCGTTGGAGTCCCACGTTGGCCCCGACCAGGATGGCCGGGACGCCGAAGACCGCGCAGATGCGAGACTCGGTCAAGTTGTGGAGTTCCGGGAGGGCCATATCTTTCGGAGCGTTCGCCATCGGGACATAGTCGGCATCCTCATCGAGTATGGCGATGCGGTGGAAGTTGTTCCTCCCGCCAAACTGAGAACGCCAACGGGACCGGATGACCGACGCCTCCTCCTGGGTGTTGAGGCGCCGCTTGAGTTTCAAAAGCCCGGACGGGACACCAGCGTTCTGGAAGTAGACCTTCGCGAAGTCCGTCATATTCAAGTCGAGGTTGACGTTACGGGCCAAGACCTGGAGGGGAGATAATCCGTAAAGGTCGCCGCCGGGATTCGGCAGGGCGAGATGACAGATGTCCTCCCGCGGGATGGAGTAGTCCTTGCCGCCGACCGTGTAGATATAACCCTCGGCGCCGTGGTCTCCGCCGATGATCCGGACCCGGTCGGGCCGGAGGTGGTAAAGCGCGGCGACCTTCCCGCTCCGGTTGCGTTCCTTGAGCGTGTAAGTATTCCCGGCGACCATCAGATAAGTCACCAGGGTCTCGACGAAGGAATACCAGTCGGAGGTCGGGTTGGGCTTGGAGGTCAGGTCATGAAGGAGGCCGGAGGTTATCTCAACGGAGCCGCCACCTTGGGCGGGAGCCTGGACGTAATATCTTGGACTGGCCGCGCTGACCGCCAGCTCGCGGATGCAAGCATGGACTATCTCGGACTTGGCGTATCCCTCGGTAGCGAATGATTCAAAGGATGCGTCCGGGTAGGTCGCTTGTCCAACGTCATAATTGAGCGGGACGGCGACTGCTACGTCGCCGGGTTCTTGCTTTCGGAGGAAGTCCCAGAACGGCAAAAGTGACCTCCACCGGCTTCGGGCTTGCGCCTCGGACACTTGCCGGATAAGGCCACTGGGATAAATCTAGCACATGAGTTCTGGTGCCGTCAACCTTCTGGGATGGTAGGGCTTCATCCGTTTGGTGGGACCAACGCAATACATCAGCCCGCCCTCGTATCGGTAGGATAACAGCCGCCCGTCCTGGAGGAGGGTGTAGGTCACGCCGGGAGTCGCGAGGGCGTTACGCCTTGCCCACCGCCGGCCAGCCTTCCAGTCCTTGGTCTTGACGGTTAATGCCATTACGATTCATCCATGTGGATGACCGCCACCCGTGACAGGTCAACCCTTCCTGTCTCCGCTTCATAGGCACCATTCATCACTTCGCTGGTCTCATAGAAGTCCCAATCGTCGGTGACTTCCAATAACTTCTGCGATGTTGCCCGTCCGTCGATCCAAGAAAACAACTGGACAAGGACGAAACGGGGCGGCAGATAATCCAGGACGCAACCTTGATAAGCGATCTGCATGGTCTCCGGGTCTCTCGTATGGAACCACTTGTCTTTTAACATCACGCCTCATTCCTGGTCTTACATCGGGCGCAGATGATGACCGTCCCCCGCTCGGCCTTCTCGGCCAGGAGTTTCCCGCAAAGGTTGCACCGGAGTTCTTTGGTCAATCGTCCTCTTGCTCCTGGATGAACTGGGCGCATAACGCCAGGAGGGCGGACGCTATCGCCAAGATCGCCAGAGTGGCCGCATCTTGGTTTCCCTCTGCCATGTCCTCTGCCGCGTCCAACCATACCCGACCGATCTGGAAGTATTGCTCCGGAGTCTTCGGTTCCTCGGATGTCATGGACTCCTCCATCACCAGACTCCCACGCCCGGACCCGGCGCCGCGTAGCACATCGCCAGGGCGTCGGCATCGTCGGGGCTTCCGCCGGTTGACCTTTTTTTGTAGTCGTCCTTGGATTCCAGCTTGATCCGCCGGTCTCCCTGGACGGTGTACCGCCGCGCCGATAGCTGGGCGATGACGGACGGGTTGTCGTCTATATCAATCATGCCGTCCCGGAAAGCCTGACCCAACTCCAGCCATGCCTCGGCGATGGCGTTGACGTACCTGTCCGCTCGTCTGGCCTTCTCCCCGCCGTTGAACGGGACGATCCTAACTCGTCCCCCAGCCACCCCTTCCTCGTTCAACCTATCGGTCACGCCGCCGCCGACGCCGGTGTCGTCCACGAT